GGCAGCATCTTGCCACTACCCCAGCGTGCCCAGCCGCCAATGGCCTCCAGTGGGCTATTGCAAGCCAAATCAGGCGCTGCTGAAGACATTAAATCCACCACCGGCCAATACAACGCTTCTTTGGGCATGGGTTCCAATGAGCGTAGCGGCAAAGCCATCCTTGCGCGTCAGCGTGAGGGCGATGTTGGGACTTACCACTATGGTGACAACCTAGCCCGTGGTGTGCGGCACATTGCGCGTCAATTGGTGGACATGATCCCCAAGATTTACGACACGCAGCGCATTGCCCGTATCATTGGTGAGGACGGCGAGACAAAAATGGTCAAGATTAACCCCGACCAGCCGCAATCAGTTAACAAGATCGTCAATGAACAGGGCATCGTAATAGATAAGATTTACAACCCTGGTGTCGGCAAATACGATGTTGTGGCGACCACCGGCCCAGGCTACGCGACCAAACGTCAAGAGGCATTGGAGGCAATGGCACAACTGTTGCAGGGTAATCCTCAACTGTGGTCTGTCGCCGGTGACCTGTTTGTCAAGAACATGGATTGGCCTGGTGCCCAAGAGATGTCCAAGCGCTTTGCCAAGACGATTGACCCCAAACTTATGTCTGATGGCGAGGACAATCCTGCCTTGGCTGCTGCCCAACAACAGATGCAGGCGATGGGTGCTGAGATGGAGCAGATGCACCAAATGCTGCAAAATGTGTCCAAGTCGCTGGATATGCGTGAGATTGAGGTTAAGGAATTTGATTCTCAGGTCAAGGCATACGCCGCTGAGACACAGCGCATCTCTGCCGTGCAAGCCAGCATGAGTCCAGAGCAGATTCAGGATATAGTCATGGGTACACTCCATGCTGCAATGGATTCCGGCGACATCGTTGCCGGATCTCCGCAAATGCGTGAGCCAATGCAGGAAGACATGGGCCAAATGCCTCAAGAAATGCCAATGCAAGGAATGCCACAATGAAATGCAATGACTTCATAGGAATGCTGTTTTTGGCAAGGGATGTGACGCACTCGGTGCATCTCAATACCCGCAGCTTCTCCAAGCACATGGCGCTCAACACGTTTTATGATGAGATTATTGAATTGGCTGATGGCTTTGCTGAAGCCTATCAAGGGCGCAAGGGGCTGATTGGCCCCATCTCCCTGATGTCGGCCAACAAAACCACCAACATCATTGAGTTCCTGCAAAATCAATTGGAAGAAATTGAAGCCTGCCGGTATGAGATTGCTGACAAAACGGACACGCCGTTGCAGAATTTGATTGACGGCATTATTGAATTGTATTTGTCCACTTTGTATAAACTTCGGTTCTTAGCATGATTGCAATCAATTTCACTTTAAGCCAGCCTGATGACTCGTACAAGTTTTCGGACACGCTAATCTTGGCTGACGATCACGGCCTGACTGACGCTGAGATTGAAGCCATGAAGCAGGCACGGTACGACAAGTGGTATGCCTTCATTACCAACCCACCGCCTGTGGTTGATGAGCCTTTAGTTGAAGAACCCGTTACGGAGTAATCATGGCAAATAGATATTGGGTTACTGGCGGTACGGGTAATTGGAATAGCACAACCAACTGGTCTACTGCTTCTGGTGGCGCGTCCGGTGCGTCTGTCCCAAGCTCCTCTGATGCGGCATTATTTGATGCATCGTCTGGCTCTGGCACAGCTACGCTTGACATCAGCCCAACAATTCAAACGCTGACTTGCACAGGCTTTACAGGTACGCTTGCCTTCGGCACAAACACCATTACGTTGAATAGCACGGGCACGATTTTTACTGGCGCTACGACCATGACGGTCACAGGTACGCCGCTGATTATTTGCACTAACCCTGGCGCAGCAACAAAAACCATTAACCCCGGTCTTGTTTCTGAGGCAAACACAATATCGTTTCGCATTTCCGCTGGAACTGGTTCTTTTAATATGATTAGCGCCAACTCCAATGTAAAAGATTTAGATTTTACTGATGGAGTAAACCCAACAGGATTTACGGGTTCATTTACGGCAACTTTTATAAATGTGTATGGGAATTTTAAAGCCTCAACAGGAATGACGCAAAATCCCGGCACAGGTTCAATTACATTTGCTGCCACATCAGGTACAAAGACAATTATCACTGCTGGTGTGACCTTTGATCGTCCATTCAACTTCAACGGCGTAGGCGGCACTTGGCAGCTTCAAGACGCATTGACTTCTGGCGCTACTCGCACTTGCACACTTACTGCTGGTGCGTTAGACCTTAACAACAATTCAATCACCATAGGTCAATTTAGCAGTAGTAATACCAATGTAAGAAGTGTGAAGTTTGATAATGCTGTAATTACTCTTACATCTGCATCAACTACTGCCAACACAACAATTTTTACAACTTCTGACCCAACAAATTTATCTTTTTCTGGAAGTAGGTCTTTTATAGTATCTGGCGCCCCTACTGCATTTATTCGTACTATTTCAGGTGCGCTAGTTAGTTCTGGTGGAACAGAAAGCCATGCGTGTAATTTTATTATCACAGCAGGAAGTGATACTATATCTTTTGGATCAGTTAGCCGCGTTTATAGAAAAATTCAATTTAATTCTGGATTTACGGGTTCTATAGGTACTGATTCAGCACCATTCATATACGGAAATTTAGAACTTTCGTCAGGCATGAGTGTTGCAGCAGGCACAAATAATTGGGTTTTTAAAGCAACCTCTGGCACGTTTAGAATTACCACTAACAATGTTACTATTAATAACCCAATAACTTTTGACGGTATTGGCGGTATATGGGAAGTTATTGGAGCATTAACTCTTGATTCAGCAAGCACATTAACTTTAACAAATGGAACTGTAAAATTTACTGATGGAACAACCAACACAGTTGGCTCATTTGCAACTAGCGGAAGCAATCAAAAGTATTTGCAAAGCATTACGTCTGGAACACAAGCTACTTTAAGTGCGGCAAGCGGAACTATTAATGCAACATACCTAACAATCCAAGACAGCAATGCTACTGGTGGTGCCACATGGAACGCCCTTTACGATTACGGCAACATCAATGCTGGCAACAACTCAGGCTGGTATTTTGGCGATTCACCAACTGTCGGCAATGAAATTACAATGCGTCTGCGCTCATTCACTCAACCTCGGAGATTTTAATCATGTCCATGAATCTGAAAGCTGTAACGACCTGCATGGGTTACCAGCAGATCACTAGCCTGTCCAGCTCCACCAACTTGACGGTTCCTCAAAGAACGCTCAACGGTCTAAATGCCAAGCCGGTGTTTGCTTTGATCATTGCTGAAGGCCAGGCTGTGCGATGGCGTGATGACAAAGTTGCTCCAACATCTTCCGCTGGTATGCCATTGGCAGTTGGCATTCCATTGCAGTACGATGGCGACCTGACCAACATTCAGTTTATTGAGCAAGTTGCAGGCGCAACCTTGAACATTAGCTACTACCTGTAAGGTTTTACTATGGCCGTCAATCTCTCCCCGCTTGCTGGTGCTGGCTGGCAATTTTCTGACAATAGTGGTGTCATATTGTCTGGCGGCCTGCTGTATACCTATACCGCTGGAACAACTACACCGCAAGCCACTTACACTAGTTCTGGTGGCGGCACAGCCAATAGCAATCCGATTGTTTTGGATGCTTATGGCCGTACAGCAAATGAAGTTTGGCTAACGCAAGGCATAGCGTACAAGTTTGTTTTAAAAACATCTGCTGCCGTTACCATTGGTACGTATGACAACATATCCGGCATTAATGATTTTGGTGCTCTTTCTGCAAGCAGCGGGTCTTCGCTTATTGGCTATCTTCCAGCAACTGGTTCAGCTACTAATGTGCAGGCAGCTATTCGGGCTTTGCAGGCATCTGATTTAACCTTTGCATTAAAAGGTGCCAATACCGATATTACTAGTTTAGCAAGCCCCGCTTTGGGTGCGGCTACGGCAACTACGGCAACAACAGGTGACAATAGCACCAAAGTTGCAACAACTGCTTTTGTTAATACGGCAGCTGGTTCAAATATTATTTCTTTTCCAGACCCAACACTTGCTGGCTTTTCAATGACGTTGCCAGCGGCAACATCAGCTATATCACTTGCGTTTCGATCAACTACTCCAAGCTCTGGTCTAGCAACTACAGTAACCGGCACTCCTGCTGCTTTGACAATACCAGCAGGCGCTACGCTGGGAACAATAAGTGGTGTGCAAAGCACTATTGTTGAAGTTTTGATTAACAATGCAGGAACTTTGGAACGTGCTGTTGTTAATTTATCTGGTGACAATAATTTATCAGAAACAACTTTAATTAACACTACTGCAATGAGTAGCAGTTCTAGTTCAGCTAATGTATTTTACTCAAGCACAGCTAGAACTGGCGTTGCTTATAGAGTGGTTCGCACCATTACCTCCACCCAAACAACAGCAGGCTCTTGGGTTACTGCACCAAGCGCAGTACAAGGTGCTGGCGGTAATGCATTAACTTCAATTGGGGAAATTTATTCTTCAACTGCTGCGGCAACAACATCAGGAACAAGCGTTACTTTTGGATCACTTCCAATAAATACCAAACGTGTAACATTTATGTTGTCTGGAGTTGCTACAAATGGAACTTCTTTGGTTTTGCTTAGATTGGGTACATCTAGCGGATTAGAAACTACAGGTTATTCTGGATATGCGGGGTCTTTGGGTCCATCAAATCAAACAGGAACAGGAACATCTACCGCTGGAGTGTTATTGGGAAATACCAATACTTCTGGTAGAACTTACACTGGTACTGTAACTTGTGTTTTGTTAAATTATGCAACCAATACTTGGGTTGTAAATGCTTCTTTGCAAACTAGCGATAATTGGATGCAATTTTCTTCGTACTCCAAATCACTTGCAAATATATTAACTCAAATATCTTTAACAACTGAAACTGGCGTTAATACATTTACCGCTGGTTCCGTTAACATTCTTTACGAATAATTTATGCATTTTTTGCACATGGAAAAAAATTAAGGCATAATGCCGACAAACGTACTGGTGCGCTCACCAGGGAATCTAAGGATTCAAAGAAATGACTGATGAAGTCGAAAACCTAGCGGTTACACCCGTGCCAGAACAGGAAGCAACGGCTGCGCCTGAAACTGTAGTAGAAACGCCGGAAGTTGCAGAAGCACCAAAGACTTTTACCCAAGAGGAACTGGATGCAGCAATTGGTAAGCGCCTCGCAAGAGAGCAACGTAAGTGGGAACGAGATCAAGCGCAACGTGCTGCGGAAACGCAAATCGTAAAGGCTCCAGCAGCCGCTTCTGTTGATCAATTTGAAAGCCCTGAAGCCTATGCGGAAGCATTGGCATATCAGAAGGCAGAAGAATTGCTTGCCAGACGAGAAGCTGCTAGTCGCCAGTCGCAAGTTCTTGAAAGCTATCAGGAGCGTGAAGAAGCAGCGCGGGATAAATACGATGACTTTGAACAAGTTGCGTACAATCCCAAACTGAATATCACAAACGTGATGGCTGAGACGATTCAATCTTCGGATGTTGGGCCTGAGTTAGCTTATTACCTCGGTTCAAACCCCAAAGATGCAGATCGTATCGCCCGTTTGACGCCTTTCATGCAGGCAAAGGAAATTGGGAAGATCGAAGCCAAATTGGCCGCTGAACCTCCCATGAAACGAACAACGTCTGCGCCCGCACCGATTTCGCCTGTTAATGCACGATCCTCTGGATCACCGTCACATGACACTACTGACCCACGGTCTATCAAGACTATGACAACCAGCCAGTGGATTGAGGCAGAACGTGCAAGACAGATGAAGAAGTACGAGTCACAACGTATCCGCTAACTCTTCTAAGATTAGGTATAATGATTACCTAAAATTAGGAGAACAAAAATGGAGAGTGACAATTTAAATTTGACGGTTGACGAATTGAAGCGGCAACGCAACAATGAGACATCTGCCAGATATAGAGAGCGAAACCGAGAAAAATTCAATCAGCGTATGCGGGATTGGCGTGAGGCAAATCGGGATAAAGACCGAGAGCATAAACGCGAATATCGCAATCGGAAGATTGCAAATGGGACACCAGAAGAAGTTGCCGAAATGCGTGCTGCTGAATCTGCAAAAACTAAACGCAATCAAGACCGATGCAGAGATGAAGTTTATAACGCTTATGGCGGTTATAAATGTAATTGCTGCAACGAAACTGAAAGAATGTTTTTGTCAATTGACCACGTGCATAATGACGGTGCCAAAGAAAGACGATCAGGTAAATACAATGGTAGTGGGTCAGCCTTCTATTCTTGGCTTTGCAAGAACAACTTTCCATCTGGTTACCAAGTTTTGTGCATGAATTGTCAAGTGGGCAAATACAAAAATGGTGGAGTTTGTCCTCATCAAATTATTTTGACTTTAAAGGAATATTGAAATGTCTAATTCGATTCTAACCATTGATATGATCACAAGGAAGGCTTTAGAAATCCTTGAAAACAACCTGGTACTCACCCGTAACGTGAACCGCCAGTACGATGACAGCTTCGCCGTGCAAGGTGCCAAGATCGGCTCCACACTGCGTATCCGTTTGCCCGACCGCGCTTTGGTAACTGACGGTGCCGCCCTGCAAGTTCAGGACGACAACGAGCAGTTCACCACTTTGTCTGTTGCAAGCCAGAAGCACATTGGTGTTAACTTCACCTCTGCTGAACTGACCATGCAATTGGACGACTTCGCAGAGCGTG